CGCCATCTGTACTTACAACAGCACCAGCGTTTCTTTGGTCAATAACCATTGCACCGTTAATGATTCTGTTTTTAAATACAGAACTGATAGGCGCCATTACACCGCCACTAGCGTCAACTATTCTGTTCACATTGAGAGTACTCATGCTTGCTCCTTATATTTCCAAGTATACCCACCGCCAGTTAATGCTTTGCCGTTACAGCATTTATGCACAGTTGAACGGGGTTTATTAATAAAACGAGCAGCTTCAGCAACAGATTTAAATTCTACCTGTACACCGTCTTTTGTTCCAATGACAGCATGTGCTTTTTTGCCTGCGCCTTCAGGCCGTTGCCGACCAAATAATGGGCTATCTTTGCCTTTAAGCTTTGATACTCCACGCATAGGACTAGGCTTACCAAACATAGGATTGTCTGCACCATTCTTACCAACCCAAGGTCTTTTAACACCAAGTTGTGGGCTTGGCTTGCCGTACATATGGTTATGCTCTCCAGCACCTGCGCCTGTCATGCCGTTTTCTTCAATTAAGTTTGCCCATTTTTCTGAATTAACAATGTCCCATTCTTTGGAATACTGTAAAGCAGCTTCTGTGCAACGCTTCTCATCATAATAAATACCTACTACACCAGTTGATATGTCTTTGCCGTGTTTATCAACAAGTCTTTTCCACAATGTACCGCTACCTGTGTAGGTATGCAGTCTTTTCAACATAGTAGTTTTACAAAAGTATTTAATGCCAGTAGGGTTATGCGTTTTTACAAGTAAAGCAGTAGGAGCAAATACTGAACTAATGGGTGCTAGAACTCCACCGCTTGCATCGACTACTCTATTGACATTTACTGTACTCACGATAGTTGCTCCTGTTCTTTTAATGCGTCAATCTGCTCTTGCAGTTTAGCAATCTGTTCTTCTTTGGTTGGCTGTGAGGCAAGCCATTCTGCGTAACTTGCTTGGGCTTGTGCCACTTCTTCAGCCGTTAATTCAACCGTTCTTTGTTCGCCAGTAATCACATTAATTTCTATTCTATCCATGATTTACTCGTAAAGAATGTTGATTGAGCCAGCATCAAATGTGTCTGTGCCGTTTACAGTAGTAATGCGAACACGGTCAAGTGTGTTGCTAAGATTAATAAAATTACCAGACCAAGCAACAGCAGCGGTGTCACTTCTTCCTAAAATTCCATTTTGACACCACGAATTTCCAGTAATTAAAGATATTGTTGAAAAACCCTGATAAACAGCAGCTGCACTTGACCCACTCATTAATAATAATCCTGATGAAGAATTTGCACCTGCTGGTACAAAAGTAGAAGCCACATTGAGTCCAGAACCTAAATAACCTGAAGTTGTAAAACTTCCTGAACCAAGCTGCATTTGAATAGCAGATGTTCCGTTAGTGCTTACGCTATTAAACATTACTGTAATTCGCTTTACCCAACTAGGAATTCCAGTAAAGTCAATAGATGTTCCGCTTGTAGAGGCTACAGCAGTTCCGCTTACAATTGCGCTATTTGCCCCAGTAACTACGACTTCACCACTTGCGGCAGGTAATGTCTGCGTAAAGTTACTAGCAGTTGCAGGTTCTTGGATGGTGATTTGACCACCGCCTGATGATTGAAGTATAAGACTCATAATATAATCCACCGTTGTGCGCTTGCAATAGTAACTGTAAACCCAGAAGCAATCGTTATCGGACCAACTGAGAGACAGTTCTTACCGCTTGTGGTTGTTACGTTCTCTGCAATAGAGTCTTCATTAAAGGCAATCGCCTTAGATGCTGCAGAACCAAAGTATTGACCGCCTTGTACAGTAGCAGTAGTTACTCCAGTTACTAAACCCTTGGCATTAACTGTAACTACAGGAATAGAACTAGCACTACCGAATGAACCTGTGTTACTGTTGACTGTTGCAAGAGTTGCGTTAGTAATAGCAGCTCCAGAAGTTCCTGACAAAGTCAAATCTCCACCAGTAACAGAGATAGGAACATTAGCCCATGATGTAGCTGTACCATTGGTAGTTAAGAACTTACCAGAGTTACCTGTTTGACTTGGTGTGTAGCTTGCTGCTAATGCTTCAGAAGCAGCAGCATTGGTTGCTGAGGTTGCTGCAGCACTGGCTGAGTTACTAGCATTAGTTGCGCTAGTGGCTGCTGCGCTGGCAGAGTTGCTTGCATTAGTAGCTTGGGTGGTCGCTGTAGACGCACTGGATGCAGCGTTTGTTTCGGATGTAGCTGCGTTACTTGCAGAAGTAGAAGCAGCAGATGCACTGCTCGATGCATTAGTAGCTTGAGTGGTTGCTATACCTGCTTGAGTAGTAGCTGTTGTAGCTGATGTTGAAGCTGAAGTAGCAGAATTACTTGCGTTGGTTGCTGATGTGGAGGCATTGCTTGCAGATGTAGAAGCCGCTGACGCAGACGATGCAGCGTTAGTTGCTGACGTAGAAGCATTGGAAGCACTCGTAGAAGCAGCGGTTGCGCTGTTGGATGCATTAGTGGCTGAAGTAGCTGCAGCCGTAGCTGAGTTACTTGCGTTAGTAGCTTGAGTTGAAGCTGTAGATGCGCTAGAGGAAGCTGCAGAAGCACTGGATGCAGCGTTAGTCTCTGCAGTCTCTGCGTTGGTTTCTGCTAGTTCAGCAGCAGTTTGAGCTGTCTCTGCAGCTAACTGTGCAGCCTCAGCAGCGGCTTGCGCTGTCTCTGCATTGGCTTCAGCAGTCTCAGCGTTTGTCTCTGCAGTCTCTGCGTTAGTCTCTGCAGTTTGTGCATTGGTTGCAGCGGTAGAGGCTGTTGATGCAGAACCCGCAGCAGCGGCAGCACTCGCAGCAGCAGCGTCAGCATCAACCTGAGCTTCGGCAACGAGTTCACGAATTAATAAGGCTTCACTTGAAGAATCCGCTACAGCGTCTCCTGCACCACCTGCGCCACGATAGATAGAAATGATAGTCTCCTAGATTTTATTAGATTTACGAAGATTCTCTGTAGCAGGAATTACTCGTAAGTTCCAAGGTACATGAAGACCGCATACTGTTTTTCCATTCAAAGGAACAATGTGGTCTACATGATGCTGTTCTTCGGTATATTTACTAAACATTACCGCTAGTGAATATTTACATTCCATATGCAGTTTATGAGAAGCAGTTAACCACTTTGGTGTTGCTTGTAATTCTAAAGCCCGTCTATACGAATTGTAACTATTTACTTTTGCTCGGTTGTTAACCTGCCAGTTTTTGTAGTTCTTTGACTTCTTATCTTTGTTGCTTTGTTGCCATGCTTTGTCGTATTCAGCTACTTTGTCTTTATTGACTTGTTTCCATTCTCTGTTCTTTTGTTTTACACATTCTTTACAGTAGCATTTAGGCTTACCGTTATTCATGTAAAACTCTTTAAACTCTTTTGTCTGGTTACAGTTAGAACACTGTTTCACTAGAATCCTTTTAGAAATATGCTAAGTATAACATACTTTTAAAAAGATGAGAAGCTCTTTCGAGCCTCCCACCTAGTTGCTTTTTAGGCGTTTACTGCAAGAACAAAACCTGCCTCAGGGCGGACAACCTTCGTACCGAAGAGAGTGTCTGCGGTATAAAGAGTTGAGAGATAGTCCTGTTTATATTGCGTCTGTGAACGAACACCTAACTGCTCTGCCAATACCATTGTGTCGGTATGGAACAAGAGTGCGGCTTTAACTGCATCGCCAGCGGTGTTTTCATCGGCTGTTTCGATAACAGGCATATTGCTCGACACATAAATGTCAATGCCATACAGCTTACCGATTTGACCATTGTTTACGCCACGACCATCAACGAAGTCAGAGCTGTTATAACGGTCAATACCCATGATTGCGTTACGCAGTGAAGGAGGAATCGCAAACTTACGACCATCCATTGGTACGTCAGCGTCGTCCATCAACTGGATGAGCTTACGGAAACCAGCATCGGTGAACAAGTCAGATGTGGTTACTGTGTCAACAGCGTAAGTTGTCAAACCAGTGGTTGCGTCGATGAAGTACGCATTGCTGTGTACCCAATCAGCACCATCGCTGTTACCAAAAGACTTACCTAAAGCGATGAGGTCGTCATCAACTTGTTTAGCCAAAGCGTAACCAGCGTCTTCCGTGTAGAACGAACGGAGCGATGCCAAAGCCTGAACTTCGACGATGTCCTCGATGAAACGTGAGTACTCGAAATGACGGTTGATTAGAACCTGTACTTCGCTCTCGGTATCAGCTTGGATGGTAACTGCGGTGTTTGCAGCCTTGAGGGTTGCAGTACCACGAGTTGGCTTAGGAATGTGCAGCGTGTCACCTTTTTTGCCTTTGAAAGACATTTTGCGAACAAGGTTTGCCAATACTAGGTTTTTCTTGTAGGCAGCGATGACTTCATCAGACCAAATTTCTGGTACGAATGTTGCTGCGTTTGTGCTGTTGACGATAGATGAACTACCGCCGGGGTATGCTACTTTTGCCATGATGTATTTCCTTTAATTAGAAAGTCTAAAATTACTTAACTCTCCCCTCTTGGTATGCTTGCATAATCTCGTCAGAGAGTTGCATATACCTATCAGGGTCGGTCATTCTCAGTTTAATAAGGTCTGCTCTACGATATACTTTTCGACTGCTTTCACCAGCACCACCAACATCGACTGTAGCTGCCTTCATTGCCTGTTCTTGGGCTTTGCTTTCTACATTGGCTGATTGTTGAACTTGGTTCTGCTGTTTGATTTGTTTAAGTTCTTTGTAAGTACTTAACAACTCATCAGCGGATTCAAAGTCAAACTCAGCGTCTGCACGAGCAAACAAGTTTAAGCGAATAGCAGAAGATTTAACCCAATCTTGAAACCCTGCATCTTGTGCGATGGTTGCAAAGTCTGGGTGCTTTGAGGACAACTGTTGAGCTGTCTTCATGCGCTTCATTTCTAATGCTGCTTGTCTTGCTTCAAGAACTGCAGGATGCTTCTCTACTTGTCTGTTGACCGCACTAGCTGGGTCTGCAAAAAAGTCGTCTTCGAGCGATTCTTCAATAGGCTTCGCTTCCTTAGCCCTAGAGTCGAGTTGTTGTTTTAACAGTTGGTCTGCAAGACTCCGTACTTCATGAACCTCATTCGCTTGGCGACCGATGAGCTTTTCAGCTTCTTGGTGCATCCTTGCAATCTCAATAGCAGACTTACCACGATACTTCTCTGGTAATTCTTCTACGGGTTCTTTGACATCAACCGCTTCAGTATTGTCTACAGTAGTGCTGTCGGGTACTGGGGTTGTAACGTCTTGTACTTCTTCTTGCTCACTGCCGTTAAACAGTTCTTCTTCTTGAATAAAGTTTGCTGCCATTTAAAGTCTCCTGTCACCGAATCAAGTGATTTTAGGATTTGTAATCTAAGGCTTTACCTGCGGTAAAGGTATCTTAGGCGTTTTGCTTTGCTTCTTGCTTCTGCTTATCTTCGTGCCTTTTCGCCCACCTATCGTAGGCAGACACGTAGATTGGGTCTGTGCCATCTAAACTCACCCTTACAGGAGAGATAATTCGATTAGCTACATTCCCACAACTACAGGAGATTGTTGTTGTCTCATAATCAACAAAACCTTCTGTAATATGT